CCTTACTGAGTTGATGATGAGGTGTGAATTCCAATGAAACAAGTGCATGATTTGCCCAACAAAGAGAGATCTTGAGTTCATGGCACTGCAGTGCTTGATCACATCGGATCTCATCTAGAACATCATCAAAGAACCCAATCAGATCAGACATTGGTTTGTCTTTATGGATGTCACCCCTGCTAGTGCGAACGCCTGCAGGAAAATTGTACATCTGCATCTCTAAGGTCTTGATATGATCCAGTGCCTTGTCTGCTATCCACATCATGTCTGGAGGTAGACGGTACTCCCAGACTCTTGTTGGGAAAATATCATGCACTTGTTTCATTGGAATTCACACCTCATCATCAACTCAGTAAGGAAAGCAACTAGATTGATCTCTTGATCCATAACGAAAGATGCTTTGTACTGGTACTCACCGATCACTAGAACTGCTTCGGGAATACTCTTGGGTACAAGGTATGTATAGAGATTGTCATACACCTTCCTCATAATAATCTGAGGTTCTGTATCCATGTTAGATGCAACCCACTTTCGCATCTTGGTGAACTCTCGATCCTTCAGATAACCGATGAGATCCTTGAGGTTAACGTCAGACGTGATGGCAAGCAGACCAGTATCAATCTGACCACGAGAGGCGTATCGCTGCAGTTCATTCAGGGTGCGACGGAAGTCTGGGAAGTATTTGTTTACAACTTCAGCAACAACCTTCATTTCGTGCTGAATATTCTCTTGCTCAAGAATACTACCAACACGTCGGAAGAAGGAGTGTGCAAGGGACACTTTTTCACGTCCCTTAACATGGAAGTCAACGACAGAGCACCGAGAGTGCAGAGGTTCGATGATCTTGTTCTTGTAGTTGCAGGTAAAAATGAATCGACAAGTACCTTGGAACTCTTCGATGGCAGCACGAAGAAGCAACTGAACATCAGGTGTGGTGTTGTCTGCCTCATCGATGATGAGTACCTTGTGCTTTGCCGTAGAGGTCAGAGAGACAGTTGAGGCAAAGGACTTGGCGCGGGTACGAACTGTGTCAAGAAAACGACCTTCATCT